CAATACTGCCTCAAGACCATTGACATTGATACCTTCTGATAGTATGCTGTGATGTAAAACTACAAATCTCTTGTCTGTTTTACCCCAAGCATTGAGAACATCAAAGAACTCTTCTCTTGTAACCTTCTTACCATCAATGATACCACCAGTTTTTGATGTGATAAACATATAAGAGTAACCTCTCCACGCTAACTCACTAGCAAACTTTGAGAGTCCAATTAGATTTACGATTTGCTTTGTTGATCTAGCACATATCAAAATCTTATCAAGGTCAATATCATCAATCGTATCAATGATATGGTCGCAATCTTTCTCATAACCAAATCTGCTATCATCAGTAACATCAATCTTCTTTACCATAACTTTTGGTGGTAGAATGTGACCCTCATTAACTAACTTAGGAGCTGGTACATTACAAATTACACCACCAAAAATGTCAGTATCATTCATACCAATCTTCTTAGGTGTGCGAGAGTGCTTCGGTGTAGCAGTAAAGAAGTATGATCTTTTAGCATACATTGAATAATACTCAACTGCTTCAATAAAGTTTCTTTGAACTGAGTTGTGTGCTTCATCAAAGTATATCGTATCAACATCAATATCTGCTTCCTGTATTCTGTGTAATGAATGGTATGTAGTGAATATGATTGTATGCAAGTGTAAAGGATAAATGCAAAATGTTTTTATCTCTTCTGGTTTTGTAGTGCTAGTATGATGTGTCTCTCCACTATGAACGTGAAGAACATTTACATTAGTAATATGCTCTAAGAAATCTGCTGACAACTGATTTGCAAGTAAGATACGAGGAGCAACCACAACAATAGTTCTTCTAGTATTATTGAATCTATACTTTGCATCTTCAATCATACACATTGTCTTACCACCACCAGTGGGTACAATAATCTGACCTTTATCAGACTGTTGCATAGCAACAAGTGAATCTAACTGGTGTGAACGTAATTGCATCAAAATCTCATTAATAATATTAGTATAGCAATTCAGTTAATGGGTTGCAAATATCTTGTGACACTTCTTTAACTGTCTCAGGAAGATTCTTCCAAATAGTTTTTTCTATTATATCAAATCTTAGATTAGACGCACCATTTGTAGATGAAAACGCAACTTCAGACCATTTAATTTCACTCATTATATTTTCTATTGTATCTTTGTAATTACTTACAATAATACCATATCCTCTCCTATGTGGCAACTTTTCAAAGTCATCATAAACTTTCATAGTATCTGATCCAAAACAAGTTGATGGTAAATAATAATCACAATTATATAAATGTTTTTTATTTCTTGTACTGCCAGGTGTACCACCATCAGATAAAGAATACACTTTAAGTATGTTTGAAAGATTTATATTTTCTTCTTTAATCTTATGATGCTTAGACCATATTTGAAATACAACATTAACATCAACATTCTTACCACTAGGATAGTAGAATGACGAATCAATGATTTCATTATGAATCAAATTAAGACCTTTGACTCTACTTTTACAACTTCCTTTTCCTTCACTATCAAACAACTGTGGTAGCACGAAACATACAAAATCAGAGAACTCTGCACCATAATTTATAAACTTTAATGCAAGATTACCTCTCAATCCAAACGGTGGATTACCTATACAAATATTTTTAATTGTAGTAGGCTTCCATAATAAAAAATCTGATTGAATAACTCCATCATATTTTGGTTCTATATCAATACCAATTCTTCTATCTTTAGGAAATAAAGAATAAAAACTACCATCACCAGCTGATGGTTCGATAAATGTATAATCAGATAAATCTACACCCCAATCTGATAACACCTGTAATGATTTTTCATAACAATACTTTGCTGTATCTTTATTTGTAAAAAATTGATCTTTCTCTTTCTCAGTATATTTTTCATAATCAACTTGAATATTATCTAATCTACATAAGTCAAAGTAATATTGTGGTGGCACTTCCTTTAATAGTTCCCACCTTTTAATTGTACCTTTATTTACACCCAAAGATATGGATATATCCTTTAATGTGTGTCTAGTAGAAATATCTTTATAAAAATTGTAAATGTTATTTTCCAAATTTTTCCTCTAAGAAATTAGTAAGTCCTTCATCATCTGGGTTATTAAAATCATACTTGAATGTTACCTCATTGTCAATTCCATTTTGAACTGATCTCATACTAAAATCTACTTTTGCTTTACCTTCCTCATTCTTACGCTGATGACCCTTTTTTCCAAATAATGATAGGTCAAGTGTATTATCTTTTACTACTTGATTGTAATCAACAATAGTAAAAAATACAACATCATTAGCATCATAATCAATGAAAACTAATTTATCCCACTTATTATCTGAAAAATATACATTTTCATGTTGCCACCCAATCGGTTTACCATTAGATACAGTTCTACCTGATGTTTTAACCTCTACTCTCATTTTTTTACCATGATGAAGATACCAGAATAAATCGTAAACACCATCATTGTTGTTAGTATTCTGATCTTCGTCCCACTCAACAGGTATATTTGTATTATTTTTAATTATATTAAATAATAACTCTTCTCCAAACTTTCCTTTATAATCTGTTGAAAAATGAGTTACACGTTCAAATATTGAACCACTCCAATATGAAGCAGACTTCTTATAGTCTTCAATCAAGTTGGTAACAATAGTTTTCATCATAATAATTTAACTAATTTCAGTATAGCAAAAAATATATCACGAAACGAAACTATGTGACAGTTTTAAAATTAGAACATTAATAAAGAAATCCGTCACTACTTCTATCTCTATACAACTCGTTGCTCTCTCTTATTAGAGTAAAAACTTCTGCAAGATCAATTACACTTTGAGTCATAACACGATAACCAATACCAATATAAATCTGACCTGCAATTACAGCACCAGTAGCAGCACCCCAAAAAATATAATAAGCATTTGATTTAATCTGGGCTCTGAGTTTACTTTTGTTTGACATTGTAAAAATATTTTCTCCCATTATAAAACCCCTGACCGAAAAAGTCAAGGGTTTGTTTTGAATGGTAGATTTTACATTAATACGTCTCTACACACTCGTTTACAGGTATATTGATCTGCTTCACATTCGACTATGCACTCGTAGTAGTCTGCGATTTTATCATTTTCCGTATCAAAGGTGTGCTTTGATCCAGCCAATTGATTAAAAGAAATTAAGTTGTGCATAGTTTACCTCCATTTGCTTAAATTAAACTCATAATATAACGAGTTCAGAGCATCTTAGCCTCCGTTTAATTCTACCATTATATAGTCAGGAAACCCTCATTTTGAAATATATCGTAATTATGTATTTCTACTTATAGTCTGTCTTTTCACCATATTCTTCATCATTTTCACGAACATTTTTGTATGGATTATCAGGACGCAT